TTTACTATTTCTGAATAAGGTAACATACCTTGTAATTTGTTTATTGTATTATATAAATCTCTTAAATATCCTACACCATCTGCTACTGTATCTAAAGTTCTAATAGGTGAATCTCTATATGAAAGTAATTTTTCAGATACACCTTGATATCCTTCAACTAATGTATCAGCTTGCCCATGCAGTCCTTCATAAAAACTTCCTAATGCAACATGTGCTGCATAAGATCCATCTCCTTTTATTTTTAAATGTAATCTATGAAAACTGATTGCAGCATTCATCATTTCAGTAGCACATGAAGAAACCATATTATCTAATGAACTACCTCCTACTCCTGTATCTGGAGTTGGTTGTGGTTTAGCAGGTTCTTCTTTTGGTTGAGTAACTGTAACTTGAGGTCTAGCAATTGTTCTAGCAGGCTCTGGAGCTCTTTTTAAAAGTCTTGATTTTGTTTCCATAATTAATTATTTCTTTCAGCACCTTCTGTACCTCTAGAGAATTGATTTCCTGATTCAATATCTCCAGCAATTATACTAGCTGCTTCATCTATTATAAGTTCTATTATATCATCTTTAAACTCACATAATACATCTACAGGAGATGCTAGGCCAGTATATGGGTCCACACAATTTGCAATTTGAATTGCTATTGGTTGTCTGTAATAAATAAGATCAGCTTGCTGAATATTAAATTCACCATTTGTATAAACATTGACATAACCACCTTTTAGTGTAGCAAATGTTTCTGCCCATTCAAAGTTAGGTTGTTTTGATTTATCTCTAAGAAGTTGATTAAGGTTTCCTTCTTCTGCAAGATAAACAGTCATTCTTCTTTTATCACAACATTCTTTTTGAGCAAAGACATCTACTCTTTTCCATTGAAGATAATCTTCTGGAAGCAAACCATCATAGTAATAATCTTTGTCAGCAATATTAATATTAAAGGTTTCTAAAAGGATCTGCATATCATCTTTTCTTCTTGTAGATCCTTCATCACCTTCTTTAGTAAGGTTAATACCATGTAACTGCCTTCTAGACCACTCTACCTGAGCTTTATTAAAAGACTCAACAATCTGCCAACATTCAATGTTGTCATAATCTTGACTATCCAATTTGTTTAGTCTTTCTTTGATCTTTATGGTGATTACACTATTTAACATTCTTATCTATTTTTAGCCATCTTTTTAAAAGTCTTTGCTAATGCTTTAGCTCTACCAGTACAACCTGGTTTAGTTATTGGAGTACACTTACCTTCAGTACCTCTACGTTTAATAGAAGCTGTGGCTTTTTGTATCCAGTTTTTATCTGACTTTTTTTTAGCCATGATAATTATTTTTTACGAGCATTCCTCTTAGCAGCTGTTATAATATCAGCTCTAGTTATTTTACCTTTAGGTGGAGCCATAGCAGCTAACTTAGCTTTTTTTACAGTTCCTCCTTTTTTAGCAAAACCATATTGACCAGAAGTACCTAAGTTTTCATTCATTACTCCTACTTTAGCAAGAGTTGTTTGTCCACCTGACTTATACATTTTTTTAGCACCACCACATTTAGCACATCCTAACTTTTTCATAATTATTTTCTTTTAGATTTAACAATCATTCCTTTAGAAGCTTTTCGTTTTATAGAACCACCTTTTTGTTCTCTATTTCTTAAATCCTTAACAGCATTCACACCTTCAAGTACAACTCCTGCTGCATTAATTCCTGTATCTATCCAATCACTTGCTGTTTTTACTTTTCTTGTTCCTGATTCATATTCTTTTGCTAGTGCTGCATCTTTTGCTACTTTTTTATCAGATCTTGATTTAATTTTTGCAATTTTAGCATCTGCTTTTGCTTGTGCAATTTTTTCTTTTGCAGATAATACAGGAGCAGCTGGAGTTGAACTAACAGTACTAACTGGTGCTACGGTTGAACTTGGAGTTACAGTAGATATTGGTGGTTTAATTGAACCTGTTGACATAGGAGTAACTCCTTTATTCATAGATGTCATTATAGGATTTGGTCTTACAAAAGGATTTGTCATTAATGAACTAGCACTAGGTACATTAGGTGCACTTGCCCTTTTTGTTTGCATAGAAGGAGATGCCAATGGATCATCTCCACCCATATATCTTTTAGGTAGTGGATTTTGAGTAGGGGTATTATATCCACCTTTTTTAAACATGGCTTTTCTTTGTTCACCACCTTTTCTAAAAAACTCTAGTGGATTCATTCCTTTAGGAGCTCCTCCTGGCATTTTGCCTTTATTTGATTTTGCTTTCATGATTATTTCTTTTTAGATTTAACTGCACCACCCTTTTTCTTAAGACTTGTTTTCTTAAGTGTATTTAGAACATCCTTTGTTTCTTTTTTATCTGCTTCATTAGCAGCTTTTTTTTCTGAAGATCTTTTTGATGCATCTTTAAATACTTTATTACCTAAAGCAGTTAAACCTGCAGTAAGAATTCTTCCAGCCCATTTTGCACCACCACAATATACACAACCACCACCACCACCTGCACCACCAGGACAATAGTTTGGTGGACATTTTTTTGCACCACCTTCTTTCATTTTTGCAACTGACTTAACAGTTTTTTTATTTGTTGTTTTCATAGTATATAAATTAACAATTCCACTTTCTTAAAGACTTATTGATCCTTGAATCAGGATCATTAGCTGTCTTAGAGCTTGTTAGTTTTTTCTTCATCCCACTCATCCTAGCACAAAAAGATTTTCTTCTCTTAGCAGACTTACTATTTGGATCAAGTTTAGAAGGTTTTGTAGTTACAGCTGTCTTAAGTTTACTACCAGGATTTGCTGCTCTATAACTTGCAACCCCTTTTGCATTAAGACCTCCTTCTGGATTCTTACCTTCTTTTCTTTGCCATGCTGGAGACTTTGCCATTCTTTTTTGTTTTTACAGTTCCACCTTTTTTAAATCCTAATTTAGATGCAATATCTTTAACAGCATTTTTTGTTTTCTTATATACTGAAGAAGATGCAACATTTGGATAATCTTTTTCAAATTGATCATCAGCTGTTCTCAATGATCTACCTATAACTGTTTTAGGTTTAAACGGAGGTTTTGGTTTAGGATTTGCCATGATTATTTCATTTTACCATTTGCAAGGTTATTAAACATTTTTGCTTGTTCTAATGCAGCTTTTTTTACTTCTGCCATCATCTTAGAATCCTTTTGAATTTCTGCTGCTCTCTTTAATGTTGACATAGCAGATTCAATTTCCCATTTTCTCATTTCAGCTTTATTAGAGCCTCCAAGAATTGAAATACCAACTGAAGAAGTTGACTTCTTAGCTGGTGTTGATTTTGTAGTTGTTTTTTTAATTGCCATAACTATGCTTTTTTAACTCTCCTTCCCATACCTACTTTAGACTTCTCAGCTTTCTTAGCAGCTAGTTTAGAAGGTGATAATTCATACTTTGTTTTAGGAGTATCCTTTGATACTCTTTTTGTAGGCCGGCAGTATTCATTTTTACCACCGGCACCACAAGGTTTTCCTGACTTAGTATCTTGCCATTTTTCTGCTTGCCATCTTTTAAGTTCAGTTCCTTTCTCAGTCTTTCTAACTTGACCTTTACCTTTACGGCATTTGGCAATAGCTTGAGAAGCCCTTGCTGAAGGGAACACAGCATACTGTGCTTTTACTTTACTATAACAGGCATCTTTTGGCATAATTAAGTATTCCAATATTTTTCACAAGACAGATTAAGATCTTTTAAAATGTCCTCATGTAATGGGTTTTTTAAGTGCTCAATTACATCTGAAACATTTCTACCAAGCAAACTATTTGTCTTACTATGGTAAATATATCCATCTGGCTTATTTATAATATACTTAAAAAAACTGGAATCACGTACAATTGATTTAATTTTTAATGTTTCCATGTCTAAATTAACTGCATCAATGAATGTTTTTGCTGCTCTTTCTTTATTATTCTCAGCTCCATCTCCAGAAATATATCTATCCATGTTCTCATAGATAACATCTAATGGGGTTGATTTTCTGTATTGAGAACTTGTAGCATCCACAACTTTAGCAATGTAAAATAATTTAGTACTGTTTTTATCATATAGTTTCTGTAATTCTGAGTAAGCTTTATTACGGAGTTTTTTGTACTCTGTTCTTACCATTACAGTTTCTTCTTCTTTATCAAGATAGAATTTAGGTGGTACTGATTTTGATCTTGCATCATCATAACTTTTTGATATCATTGCAAACCCTCCTGCCTCAATAGCATAAAGTTTTATTCTGTCAAAAGGTTTTTTTGGATCAAGATAGAATGGCTCATTACCACATGATATATCTATTTTATTCCAAAACTCCTTATTGTTAGGTTGAAGTAATTGTACCTTATTCCAAAAATCTTTATCTTCTGGATCAATAACATTTGCTGCTAATTCTTTTTCCAATTCAGCAACTGAACTTCTTATCTCTTTAATTCTTGCTTCTCTAATCTCTGGATCTAATAATTTAATTTCAGGAGCAAATTCATTTAATCCTGTAATATATCTTATAACACCATTGAGTTCCAAGCAAGCTAATTGCTCATGATGAGTTACTCCGTCAAATAAACTCATTCCATACTCTTCAAGCCCCATGTTGGTAGCTTTCTTGTCAAAGTAAGGTCTAACGGCAATAGAAGTTTTTTTAATACTTCCTACCCCTACTTCTACCATTGTAAAATCTGTTGTTTCCATTTTGTTGGTTGTTTTTGTTGGTTATTAAAATTTAAAAAAATAGGGAGGAGTTACCCCCTCCCATTATATATAGAATCAGATTAGAATGATCCACCAGTTACTGGGTTTCTCATAACAATCTTCAATACCTTAGTTGGATCTTTTACCCAAATTGCAGGCATAGTTTGAGACATCATTACACGGTATCCATTGAATTGTCCAGAAGACTGGAATCCTTGTGAACGTCCCATATAATCCATAGTACCATTTTGATACCACCATTTCAATTGATTATCCCAAGACAATTTCAATAAGTAGATATTGTCATTAGTATTATCAGTGATATCAAAGATAATGAATGAATAAGAAGATAATGGGAAACCATCAATGATTGGGTTCTCAATATCATTTGTATGTACATTGTCAAATGCTGGGTTCAATACAAACTTAACATTTGCCAAGAATGGAATTACATATGAAGTATAAGCAAATCCAAAATTCAAGTCCATACCTTTACCAGTGATTGCACCAATATCAGCAGCTTGAATTAAAAGACCTGAAGCAACTGCTTCTCTTTTAATAGCTTCATTTACCATTCTCATTCCACCCATACCAGTTTGAACTACTAGAGATCTTTTTGGATCTGGACCTTGGAACTCAACCTTACCATTGAAGAAGTTGTAGATCTCTCCACGGAATAAATCAAGTGTAAAGTTATTTTTGTTGTATACTCTTTTAAATGAGTTATCCAACTGTTTCCAAAGACCCACAGATAATCTAATATCATCTGGACCATCTTGACGTACTCTACCACCTTGTCCCCACATTAAGTAAGTCTCAATGTCAATTGCAATTTTTGACAAGTGAGCAGCTTCCATTGTAGTTAAGAAAGTTCTAGATAAGTCACCATTATCAAAAGCTCTTTTAACTTTATCTTTACCCATGATCTTAATCATATCATCTAATGAAGATATAGAAGGATCCATAGTTTTATCAAAAGTTCTCCAGATCTCAGTTACAGGAACTGTACCATCTGCATTCATACCACCTTTGATCATTAAATCAGCTCTTGAAGAAATAGAATAATGAACATGAGCTTCTGCACCACCTACAAAGTTATAGAACTCACGGAATGAAGTTCTTGTAGTGATGTCAGAAAATCTTTCACCATACTCACCTCTTGCAGAACCTTTACGGAATAGTTTAGTACCATTCTCTAAAAATCTGTTATCAAGAAATCTGAAGTTATCATTGTTTACCAATTGAACTGTATAAACAAATCCATCTCCTAAAGGTAAGATGTCTTCATCTGTAATGTACATCTCAACACCATTGTATTTGTCATAAGTAATAATATCACCATGTCCAAATTCACGTCTGTTGATTTTAATACGGAATGTATTACCATCTGTACCTTTGAAAGTATTATTTGGTTCAATGTCTTCTATAATGTATGGAAGATCAATAGAGACAGGAGTCTGCCATCTATACTCTCCACGAGCATTATCAACATTAATTACATTTTTACCTCCAAATGATGACATTTGGTAAAGAGGCATTTCAACTTTTTGAGTCATAGCCCATAAATCAACTGGACCTAAATCCATAGGTTCAGCATCTTTCAGCATGTTAACCAAGTGGTAGGAATCCACATGGGAACTTGCACTGTACGCGGTATCTCTGAGGAATATACCATTGTTTAAAACTGGAGTTGCCATTTTTATTTGTTTTTAAATTGTTACTAATTAAAATCTCTTGAAGATATTAGATCCTCTTGAGATAGTTCTTTGTTGAGTAGGTCTATTTGATTCTCTTCTCTCCTCTTTAGGTTCATTTGGAGAAGTAGTCAATTTTCTACCTTCTTCTGTTTTAAGTTGTCTTACTGTTTTTTGTATAGTTTCTTTTGCACCTATATCTCTTACTCTATTTTTATAACCAGTAGGATCTGCAAGTAACCATAGAGCTTCAGCAATAAGGTCATGTCTTGGTTCTACAAACTGATACTTTTCTAATAAGTGTCCAAGTAAGTTTGTAGGCTTACCAGAAATTGATGGGTAACTAGGTTGTACTAATCCTGAATAAAGTAAACTTTGTGTCTTTCTATCAAGTTTAATTCCACCTAAATCACCTGCTGCTAAAGTAGTGTATACATTATCTGTATACTGTTGAGCTGCTTTAGCTTGCTGTTCTTTCTTAGCCTCTTGTTGTGCAAGTTCTCTTGCAACAATCTTTTCTTGCATGGCATCTAACTTAGGTTTAAATTGTTGAGCTTTTTGACCCAACTTATCTAAATCTTGCCAATCTTGAATTTCAGATTCAATTTCTTCTGGAGTTCCAAATTGAGTAGCATACAAATATTGTCTTGCAATTTCAGCTTGATCATTCTCATCTGTTGGATCTAACTGTCTCATTTCTTCTACATGAGCAAGTGTTCTAAACAATCCTTTAAGATCTTGTCCTCCATCAGCTACATATTTAGCTGCAACTTGAAGTTCTTCAGGAAGTGATTGAAAGAACTCTCTTGGAGTATCTTGTCTTATTCTTGCTTCTCTATCTTCAAAATTTGCCTCAAATAATTCTCTAAAATCTTTTGTAGTATATTCTTCCAAAGATTTGTCATCATCAAAAGGCATTAGAGTACCTTCTTCAATCATCTTTTGTGCTAACTCATAAAGACCAGACTTATCAACTTTAGGTCTTCCTTTGTTACCAGCATCTTCTTCTTGAGAAATTAAGCCATCTAATTCTGCAATAGTTTCATCAACTTCTGCTTTCTTTTCAACTGCTTCCTTTTTTTCTTCAGGAGTAGTTGACTTGTCAAGGAACGTGGTGTCAATAGTTTCTTTTGAAAACATTGACTTTGGTTTTTCATCTTCAGGAAGCATAACATTTTCTGCTCCTGGCATCCCAAAGATTTCATCAATATTTACATCTACTTGATCTACCGTTGTAGAATCTTGTACCTGATTTTCAGGATTTGTGTTGGTTGTTTCCATGTTGTTGGTTTTTGTTTATATATCAATATACAAAATAAACTTGAAAAATTTAAAGGTTCAAAAATCTTTTTTTGTACTATATAGCTAAACTACTTTTTCTTTTTATCAGAAGATTTATTGTCATACTTGTTTTTGTTGACTCTTGCTATTTCTAATTGTTTATCAGCTATCTCTCTTTGCACTTGAATCTTTTCTCTTTCAATATTATTTTTGTCTCTATCTATCATTACTTTATCAGCATTCTTCTGAGATTGTAGATTAACTTGTTGTTGATATTGGTCAGACTTTCTGATTTCATCCATTTGATCTGCATAATCAGATTGCATATTTTGATTAATATCTCCCATAGAACCATATCCAGCTGCTCTAATTTCAGCAACCAAGATATCTCTTTGTCTATCTTTTTCTTTCTCAGCCATAGTAGCATCAATCTTCATCTTCTCAATTTCTTGTTGTTTTTGAAGTTGTTGTTCTTGCATTTGTTGTTGTTGTTGCATTTCTTGTTGTTTCATGTCTTGCTGTTTTTGTTCTGAAGACTTAAGAACTGTATTAAGATCTGCTATGGAATCTGATTGTACAATTTTACCAAGATCATAAATGGATGCTCCAGTAGTATTATTCTGCATAGCCATTTGTTTTAACTGTTCTAGGACAGCTCTATGGTTTGCAGTTGTACTACAGAATATATTAAGATCTCTCATTAAAAGATCAGTACCATCTATTTCAAAATTTACTTTTTCATCAGCTCCTGTAATATAACTCAATCTTGTTGATGGTTTAGTTGAGTGATAATATTGTGCTAAGTCTGTTCTCATCTGATGAACTCTAGGCATTAAATAATCACAGTGCTGAATAAAGAATATTTCTGTTTGTGCATAAGAAGCAGCAACAGCCTGCTCAACACCTGTAGCAGTTTGTTGAGATAACTGTTGACCCATCCTTTGAGGATTTACACCTATAACTTCATATGCTTGTTGCTTAAAGTAATTAGCAAGTTGTATTCTTGACATCAATCTGTTTGTTTGATCAAGATCAAGTTTTTGGAAATGCTGGAAGTTTAATGCATTCTCTGTATTTGTAATAGAAGTATCCAATGGTAACATCTGGAAGTTCTTCATTGCTACATAAGCCTTAGCTAAATTATTTTTACCCCAATCTTCTCCTAGTGAATGTCTAGGAAGAGCATTTTGATCAAGAAGGATTACTGTACCTAATTCATCTACTAGTATATCTGCTATCTGATTATTGACAATGTTGTATCCAATCTGGTATGGTTTCATTAAGTCAAGTAAGGCAGTGGATTTAGTATTTCTATCAGAGAATACAGAACCTTCTACTGGAAGTTTACATCCATATAAACTTTGGTCTCCTTTAAATTGAAATTTAAGAGGGCCTATCTTATTTTTATCAACTCCAATATATATTGGTGTAAAGCCTCCTGGATTATTCATACCCCAGTATGATGGAATATTTGGACCAATTTTAATACCACCCCAAACTTCATTAATCCAGATCCAGTCAATGTGTTCTCCAAAAATTAAATTATCTTTTGTTTTATTTTTGAAAAGTCTATCATCATAAATAGGCTTATCAGTTATCTTATAGTCTTCTGTAATTATTTCATTTGATACTTCACCTGTCTCAGATATTTTAGTTAAATGCCCAACTTTTCTCTGAGATTTCCAATAACCTGTAGTACATCTTATTAAGTAAGAAGTACCTTGATCATAATAGTCTTCTCCTTCAGAAAGTATTTGAGCAATTATATCTCCTCCCTCAAGCACACTACCATTCATACCAGTTGTAAATTGACGGTATCCTAAAGAAGGTGACTCAACATTCCAATCATGAGATTTAGTTGCATCATATAATGAACCATCATTTTGTAGACCACCAATATTATATGCAGCAGATCTTATAGGATAAATAGCTTCTAAAGCTTCTAATTGTTCATTATTCATTATATAACCATACTTGTCAATAGCATCAGCTACTGTCATCATATCAGTTTTACCTACCCAATTTGATTGAGATATATATCTTGCATCAGGAGACTTGTGATAAAAAGTTACTACTGGATTCCATAGTTCTACCTCATAGTCATCTTCCATCATTCTAAAATGCCAGAACTCTCTATCAGTAATAAGCATGTCTCTAAAACCTCTTTCTTCAAGTTCATCCATTTTAAATCTTTCAACATCAACTTTATGTTGGTGAGTTGCCCATTGTTCAATCATGGATCTGTAATCTTTTTTAAAGAAAGATTCTATCTCTGGTAATGATTTGAGTTTTTCTGGATTCATTTCTTGTTGGAACTCTTCTGACTCAGGATCCATACCTTGTTCCACTAGAGCTGTTTCAATTTTCATTCTAGCATCTGCTAAAAGTACTTCTTCAACAGCTACTCTTTTTTGTTCTAACATTTCATTAAATGAAAAGTCATCTACTGCTCTATATGTAAGTTTAGTTGCTCTTTTAGCAAATTCAGCTACAAGAACATTAATAACATTTGGAATAATTGGATAGAACTTTAATTCTAATGCAGACTGATCTTCTTTTGTAAGTACTTCTACAATATCTCTGTACTCATTGTTCTCTTCAATTATATAGTCTGATTTATCAATAATACCTTTTGCAAGTTTATAATTCTTCATTAGTCTTCTGGCATTTCTACGGATTTGTTTTAATCCTTGCCATTCTAACCAATCAAGGTTCCAAGCTGCCCATTCATCATTCTTATCAGTTTTAGATAAAAACTGAATAGGTTGGGTAATACTACCCATTTTATTTGTTTCAGCTTTAGCTCCTTTTTTTAATTGTATTGCATTATATATTTGCATAATAGTTTATTTAAAATTCTTAAATGGTGACTTTTTAAAAGACTGACCATTAACAAGTGGTGCACTTCTTCCTATATTACGGAAAGGACTGCTATTTAATTTATATAAATTTTCTGACTTTTGCAAGTTTTTTGATGCTTCATCCATAATTGTTTTCTTTAAATACCCTCTATTTGACTCTTGTATCTTCATAAAAGCTACTAAAGCTGCAAAAGATACTAGCCTATCCACATTGACTCCATCTGCATATTCTCTCATTTCTTTGATTAACATAGGATCAGGAATCCTCTCTATACCATAGGTAGTTCTAACTACTGTACCATCTGGTTTTAATTCTTGATCTAATTCTTCTTTAGTAAACTCTATAGCATAACTTAAAAGATGAGCTTTAAAAAGGGTACCTGTATTTTTCCAACCGTATTCTTGAAATACATTATTATTAGAACCTAAATCTTTTAAGAACATTATTTGATTTTTAGGTACTAAATATTTTTGTTTTCTTCTTTGGATCATATACTGAATAAATAAAGATATGTTATTTTCCACTAGTGCCCAAGCATTGTACCACTCAATAATAAGTTCAAGTTGATGATGTGTTTTATTTATATCATCATATCTACCACACCAAGCGGCTACTATTTTACCTTGTTCAATATATGTTTCTGTTTCTCCCTTTACAATATTTGTAACTTCAACAGGAGATTTCATAATATATATAGAACATAATGATTCTGAGGTAGTTGTTTTACCTTCAGACACAGGGTCAATAGAAGCATAATAAGTTCCAAAAGATGGATTTTCCACAGGTCTTTCCCAAACTACAATACAACCGGTTTTATCCTCAGTCTTTTTGTTAATTGGAAATTCCATAATAGGTCTTTTATTACTTTTAGTAACACTAGGTTTTCCTTCAATATCAGTAGATATATCTAAGAACTCATATCCATATTCTTTATCTTCAATTCTTCTTTCTTGTGCAGCAAGTAAATGTGGTGGAAATACAGAAACAGTTCTATAAGCAAATGCTTCTTTAATATTTCTTGGATGCTGAGATATCCTTAACTGATAATCTTCTGGAGATAACTCATCTTTCCATTGTTTAAATTGTTCTTCTAAAGCTTCAATTGCTTGTTCTACAAGTGAATTACCATACTCATCAATATGTGGTGGCATAGACCATTGTTCAGGAATAAATAAACCTGACATACCTTCTGTGCCTTTTTCATCTATAAGATTAGTTTGCACTGCATATATATCTTTAGATGTAGGATTTAAAATCATATCTTTCAATGGATTACACTGAGATAAATCACCCACAGATCCTGCAGCAATAAACATACCTGTGGTAATTAAACCAGATCTCATGGCTGGTCTCATATACTCATATGTCTGATCCATCTTAGGAGCAATTCCTGCCTCCTCATGAAAGAAGTATTTAACTGGACCCCCTACACCATTTGTTGGATCTTTCTCAAATGACATACCTTGTATGGTACCTTTAAGACCAACTTCATTCTTTCTATCTCCTTTCCTTACCTCAATCTTCTGTTGCCACATCATTACTTTATCAGGAGACATTGGACGGTACCATGCAGTATGTTCATTTAAGAATGCAGCATATTCCTGTAAGAATTTCCAGGATCCTTTCTCATTGATATAATCTTTAAGACTGGCTCCCATCTTAAGTGTAACCCCAGCCTCAAACCATTGCTGATTTATAAACTTACCCATGTGATAATAAGAAGATGCAATCTGACGTTTCTTAAGTATAGCTGCATGTTTATAGTTCAGTTCAGCAAGAAGTTCATAGAGTGCCAAATGATACTGTGCATCTCTAATTTTAGCAAAACCAAAGTTCTGTTCTTCCTTATCAAAAATTGGTAGAAAGTTTAACCACATATAATACTCTCTACAAACAAACCAGGTTAAATCACCATCCTTGACTATTATACCTTTACGGCATTTATTTTTTTGGTCATCCCAATAACTTATGTAGTCTTTTGATTTAAAGGGAGCTGTACAGTATATTTTATCTTTTTTGAATCTGGTTGACTCAGATATAAAAATTGTATTGGTAGTTTCATTGAAGTTGTATTCTCCAGGTTGTTTGAATACACTAAAAATGAACTTAGTGAAGTCCTCTCTGGATTCAAAACTTGTTGTTGTCCAGTTTCCATTTTCATAGGTTGGTATGTCTTGATAAATTTCACTCATAATTATTGGTCATATGCCATTCCAATTCCTCCACGTACTTTACTTGATTGTTCTTCTTGAAGATCTTTATAGGCTCCTTTAAAAGACTGTCTAATTGCCTCATAGTTTTTAGCTGCAGCTATAAGAGAATTAAAGTTGCCATCTCTACCATGAGTAATAGGAGTATTTTCCATATATCTTCCTAATCTGTCTAACATAGAAGCAATACCTTTGTATGCTCTAGATGTAGGTGTTTCATACATTCTTTGACAAAATTGTAATGCTTTAAATATTGTATCATCTTCAGTAGAAAATTCTGCTTCAATTTGACTTAGTATTAAATGTTCTTTATCCACATCCGGTGTAAAGAAAAAAGGATTTAAATCAGGATTAGGACATGACATATAGAACAAATATAAGTAGATCTTAAGATAGTCATCTGGATATTCATCCATAACATCTTTAAGAGCTTTTAATGTATAGCAATGTTCAGTTGGAACTACTATTCCATTCTGAACATCAAATAGTTTAGTTAATATCATTTCTTTTTTATTTTATGTCTGTTATCATTAAGATAATGAATAACTGCAATTACTTCATCTACAAGATATGGTACATGAATAGGGTTGACTTGTTTTACAATTGGATCTCCATTTTCATCTAACTTGCTTATTGGATATCCCCAATTATCTTCTCTTTCAACTTCAAATGTAATATGATGTATAAATATCTTTCCTGGTTTTAGTTTAGGATTATGCTTTAATATAATATACATATAAATACTCAATTGTAAAGCATAGTGATAAAAATGACAATCATCTAAAGTATCCAAAGGAGCTAGTAATTTTTCAGATACTCCTTCCCAGTT